AGTAAAAACTATGAGGGTGCAGCATGCTGCATAGGTGGGATAGAGACAAAACATCCAAAATCACCATCATCCCCACAAGATCTAGAAATATTACGCCCCAAATGGTAACCAAAAGGTTTATAAACTGTAAGTGCTTGATGGGGAAGGTTAGTAACCCCGTTGATCGTCCCAAAACCACCAGTAGAACAAATCGCATTAGGACCAGATCTAGAATGTGTAGCATTATAAGCAGGAACTTGAACTTCTAAACCACCACGACTAAGAACATCACTAATAACAACTAAACCGCCAGAGGTGGGATAATTATTGTCAACAGTGTGTCCATTAATGTCTGAATTACTCGAAGATATAAAATCTCTGCTAGTAAAGTAATTCTCAAAGTCAGTAAGGTAGGCTACAACAATAGTATCATCAATTGGCACAGTATAATTATGAACAACCTTAAACCGAACTGATCCACGGGATAGTGCGAACATAGATTGCAACTGAGCATAAAGATCAGAACTAAAAAGAGGATAGGTGATAGGAATAAGTGGTTGTGAATAAGCTACCTCACAAGCAAAAGGAACAATATTAAGATACGAATTAGGAACAAATGCTGGCGTTGAAATCATAAGATTGGGAATCTTAAGCATTTGACGCAAACTAGTAATACGTTCACCAATACAACTACGTGCTGGGGCCAAAGACATGGCAACGTCACCTGTGTCACCTATAAAGTCGATGAAATTACCAGAAGAATGAGGATTTGCTAAAATGGGTGAACCAAAGACAGGAATTGTAGTATTGATAGAAGGAACTGCGAACTCAAAATCAGGAAGGGCCTTAGCTTCTACAAGAAAATTAATATAAGTTGACACAGTGGAAGGTCCTACAAGTTCGTCAACCACAAAAATATCCAATGTTCCAAGAGAACCAGTAATATCGCGAGTCTCAGCATAAGGGACCGGAAAAACAAAAGGAACATTAATAGTGAATTCAGTATAATCAGAGATATCAATAACATGTCGATTAAGGTAGGGGAGATTGGCATAAGTAACTGTAGCACCCCCAATATAAGCATTAGTAGGGCTGAAAGAAACTGAGATACGGCCAGAATGAAACTTAGTCTTAACCATCTTAAACGTATATGAAATCCCACCACGCCAATAAGTAAAATTTTCATTAAGCCATGACATAGGAGTATAACACCAAACGTTGTGGACATTAGCATCAACCATAGTTGAAGCAGTAGCTCCAGGTGAAACATTAATACTA